TGTGCAAATTTTCTCACGCGACTTTTTGAAAGGAGTGAAAACATGCAAGGAATCGAATACTTACGTAATAAATTAGAGGTCTACAGAGAGGGAGCTATGTATCGCCAAGAGGTCTACGATATGAAGAATATAGACATCAGTCCAGGTATAACAATCCCACCACAACTAAGAAGGCAGTACCAAGCATCACTAGGATGGGGTGCAAAGGCAGTTGATAGTTTAGCAGATAGATTAGTATTCCGTGAGTTTGCAAATGACAACTTTAACATCAATGAAATTTTCCAAATGAACAGCGCTGATATCCTATTCGATGATGCGAAATTATCCGCATTAATTAACTCATGCAGTTTTATTTATATATCTGAAGGTGATGATGATTTACCACGTTTACAGGTCATACAAGGGTCAGAAGCAACAGGTATACTTGATCCAGTCACTCGTTTACTAACAGAAGGATATGCAGTGCTGAGTAGAGATGAGTATGGCGATCCGTATGAAGAACTATATTTCGTAACTGGTAGAACTGATTACTATGTAAAAGGTAAGTTAGCTGATTCAGTCAACAACGATGCACCTGCTCCACTGTTAGTGCCGATTATCCATAGACCAGACTCAACAAAGCCGTTTGGACGTTCACGTATTACTCCATCCGCAATTTACTACCAAAAATACGCCAAAAGAACATTAGAACGTGCTGACATTACGGCGGAGTTTTATTCATGGCCGCAAAAATATGTGGTGGGAACATCCCAAGAATCAGAACAAATGGACAACTGGAAAGCGACGGTTGCATCTTTTTTAGAGTTTACAAAAGATGATGACGGGGACGCTCCTAAACTAGGTCAATTTAATGTACCGTCCATGTCTCCATTCACCGAACAACTCAGAACAGCAGCTAGTGGGTTTGCAGGCGAAACTGGATTGACACTAGATGATTTAGGTTTTCCAAGTGATAACCCCTCATCTGCTGAAGCTATAAAAGCAAGTCACGAAACATTACGACTTGCAGCCGAAAAAGCGCAAAGAGACTTTTCAAGTGGGTTTTTAAACGTTGGATATCTAGCTGCATCATTACGTGATGGATTTGCTTATAAGCGTAATCAGTTATATCAAACTAAAGCGAAGTGGGAGCCAGTATTTAAGCCAGATGCATCTACGATTTCCCTAATTGGTGATGGCGCAATTAAAATTAATCAAGCAATTCCTGGTTATTTTAACGAAAATAATTTACGGGATTTAACAGGTATTGATGGTGATAGCGATGGCAATTGACATCGTTCCTGAATTACTAGAAAATATTCAAAGAGATTTCAACTCTAAAATAAAAAAAAGCACAAAGTTAAAAAGTATACAAAAAGCTATAGACAACGGTACTGCAACATACACACAAGCTAATGAATACGCTGTGGAGGTTGGCAGTATATTGGCAAGTGTGTTTAAAACACACATAAAATCTGACGTTTTGCCAGATGGTCATATGTATTACAATATCGCCGAAAGAATACTCACACCTACACTAACGGAAAATTACGTTATCGTGACTAGAGTATCAGCAGAGGTGCAAGAACAACTTAACAGATCAGTCGGATTAGGATTAAAAGGAATCGAAGCACCAGTCAACAATCATCGAATAGACAGTATTATTAATCGAATTACTGCAGAAGAAGTATTTGATGATGTGGCATGGATATTACAAGAGCCAATTGTTAATTTTACGCAATCATCTGTAGATGAAACGATAAAAGTAAATGTTGACTTTCAAGGAGAATCAGGGTTGTCTCCTACCATTATACGAGTAACTGATGCTGAACCTTGCGATTGGTGTAGATCATTGGCAGGAATATACAAATATCCAAACGTTCCAGATGATGTATATGCAAGGCATGATAGGTGTAGATGTACAGTTGAATATGATCCAGGCGATGCACGCAGGCAAGATATATGGACTAAAGAATGGAGGTCATAACCATGTAAGGGGTGGTTTCTATGGCTATGGTTATTCCCATAAAAGAAGAAGTCAGAATCGGTGAACAGACACCAACAAGATCATTAATTTTACCTTATGACGAATCGTTAGGTCCTGATGCTATAAAACTTTACGAAAAATCGGGACGTAAAGCGTTTGATTGGCAGAAGTTTTTAATTGATGCAATTATGGCTAGAAATAAAAACGGTCTATGGGTGCATATGAACTTTGGCTATGCTGTACCACGTCAGAATGGTAAGAATGAGATTGTCGCAATCAGAGAATTGCATGGTTTGGAAAATAATGAAAGAATATTGCATACAGCACATAGAACAAATACGAGTAAGGCTGCTTTCGAGAGATTAGTCACAATACTTGAAGCTAAGGGTTATGAGAATCAAGTTGATTTTACAAGTATTAAAGCAAGAGGAAATGAGAGTATTGAATTAGTCGGTGGTGGTCGTGTTGATTTTAGAACTCGTACGTCAACTGGTGGCTTAGGAGAAAGTTTTGACTTATTAGTTGTTGATGAAGCCCAAGAATATACAGACGATCAACGTTCGGCTTTAATGTACACCATTGCAGCAAGTCCTAATCCGCAAACGATCATGACTGGTACTCCACCAACTCCAATATCAAGTGGTACAGTATTTACAGGTCTAAGAGATACTGCATTATACAACGAATCAGAAGATACAGGATGGGCAGAGTGGAGCGTTGAGAAATTATCTGATATGCGGGATAAAGACTTGTGGTATCAAGCAAATCCAAGTTTGGGATTACGTGTTTCAGAGCGAAATATACAGTCTGAAATAGGCGATGATGAAATTGACTTCAATATTCAGCGTTTAGGGTTATGGCTACAATATAACCAAAAATCAGCCATATCTGAAAATGAATGGAAAGAGTTACATGTTGATACGTTACCTAAGTTTAAAGGAAAGTTATTTGCGGGTATCAAATATGGGTATGATGGCTCAAATGTTGCTTTGAGTATTGCTGTTAAAACAGAAGATGACAAAGTTTTCGTTGAGTCAATTGATTGTCAGTCTATTAGAAATGGCAATGCATGGATTGTACACTTTTTAAGAAATGCAGATGTGCAACAAGTAGTAATTGATGGGGCAAACGGTCAACAAATATTAGCCGAAGCAATGAAACAAGCAGGACTTAAACGCCCAGTATTACCAACAGTAAAAGATGTCATTTTAGCTAACTCAATGTTTGAACAGTCGTTATTCCAACAAACAATACAACACAAGAGCCAACCATCGTTGTTTCAAGTTGTCACAAATTGTGATAAACGGAATATTGGAACAAGTGGTGGTTTTGGTTATCGCTCACAAGTTGAAGAAAACGACATAGCGTTAATGGAATCTATGATACTTGCACATTGGGCATGCAGTGAAGCGAAGGAAGTTAATAAACAAAAAATAAGGTATTAGGGAGTGATTACTTGTTCTATTTTGAAACCATGAAAACTGATAAATAGAAAGGTAGGTGATCGCTTTGAGAAAAGCATATCTGATTTGTTATTAAGCCAATATAGGCTTATTTTTTATGTTTTAAATCGACTTTTTAGCACTTGAAGTCGTTAAAGAACAAGGCGGTTCGAGTTCGTAACTCGTTAAAAAACGTAAACCATTGGAGGTAATGAACTATGAATAGAAAGTTTTTAGAAGAATTAGGATTAGAAAAAGAAGCAATTGACTCAATCATGAAAGAGCATGGACTAGCTATCCAAGCAGTCAAACCGACTGATTATGATGAGTTGAAAGAAGCAAGTAAAACATATGAACAACAAATCAATGATCTACAGGCAACTATTGACGCTCAAAAAGAGTCTTTAGGCAGTATTGATGAATTAAAGAAAGAAATTGAATCATACAAACTTAAAGATATAAAGACAAACATTGCAGTACAAGCGGGTATTCCACTTGAATTAGCTGGTAGATTAAGTGGTTCAACAGAAGAAGAAATTAAGGCAGATGCTGAAAGCTTAGCAGGTCTAGTTAATACAAAACAACCATTGCCACTTAAACATACAGAGCCGCCAAAAGCAGATGCCGAAGAGAGCGCATATGCAAATATGTTAGAAAAACTATAACAAAAAGGGAGTAATTAATTATGACATTGAA